TAACGGCATTGGCAGATACCTAGTCAAAGATGCATCGGAAACTGGAATGCTCACACTTATAGATTTTAGAAACCATAACTCGACTATGGTTCCAGTGGCAAACATCCGCGAGTTTTCGATAGATGAAATCGGCTACAATGATGAACAGGAACCAGAAGACGCTATTGCTATGGCAAAGTTTGAAGAGTTGGCGGAAGTCGGCGGAAGTGGGCGGAAGTAAATGGCGGAAGTAACCCCCCGTACCCCTAATAGACTACTTCCGCCTTTGCGCGGAAAGAAGTCTATGGGCTATGCGGTACGGCAGAACGGAGCAACGGATGAACACAAGCAGATATAACAAGCCAAAGAGGAAACGACAAAAGACGTTCCCAACGGAAAGCGGTTACAAAGCACCAAAGATGTTTTCGGATGAACGAAGGCACGAAGTCAGTGCAGCCGTGAACTCTGTGGATGAGGTTGCGCGTAACCTCGAACAGAAATGGGGTATCGGTAAACTCGAAAGACTTGCCCCTCCGAAATTAGCCGTAGCGTTTGCACGAGCAACAGATAACTTCAACGCGGCTTGCGAAGGCGATGACATGGAATACCTTATTGCGAAATGCGAGAACCTGATTGCTGGTTGGAAGAAATTGGAAGCAACGGCAAAAGATAACGGACACAAGCCAACAGATGTAGACGTTTGGTTTGCAGTCGCGCCACCAGACCAAGGTGACTACTCGTTTGCTTTGGTGAAGCACCCCGCAGATCTCGCCAGTGTTTCGAAGGAAGACGCGGAACGCGCTTATTCGATGGATGAAGTTATTCGGATCATCAACGCATGGGAAACGAGAATGATCAAAGAAGTCAAAGAACATTTCCCGCAATCACAAATTATTAACATTGAGGACTTTAAAGATGACAAAGAAATCCCCTTCTAAAAATGAACAGATGAAAGAATTGGAAGCAGCGGTGGACAAAAAACTAGATGAGATGATTGCCCACCAGGAATTGGAAGCACCTTCGTTGTCTCCTCGTCAAGATATGCTACGAACTGTAGAACGCCTGGTGTCCAATAATCGGAACCTAGATTATGGTGAACCTGTCCAAAATATGGCTCGAACCGCTGAAATGCTTGCGGCGTACCTTGGCAAGCGTACTGGGCGTGAATTGGAAGCAACTGATGTGGCAGCGTTTGGGATCATTCTAAAACTTGGCAGACTCGCAGAGAACCCCACGCACTCAGATTCTTGGATGGATGTTGCGGGTTATGCGTCTATTGGCTTTGAGTGTGTAGAGAAAGAGAAGAGCGGCTCTTAGCCGCTCTAACTGTTTTAGGTTCCGCCATCCAGTAATTGCGGATCACTGGCGTTTGTCGGCTCTGTGATAGCCCAACAATAAACGCCCCTTTGATCCATTAAAGAATTTTGAACAAACAAGGTTGCGTCTGTGTGCTTGTCAAACGTTTCGTATTTATCAATAATTTCGTCTTGCCCTTGTTCCTTGTAGCTGTAGACCACAATAAACATTGGCTTGGTTTTAACAGGTTCAACGCTTTCGCTCCCGCAAGAGTTACAATGATATTCGTCTGCAAACTCTTCGTCTATCCATGCACCCTTTTTAAAATAAGAGATGCGCTTTCTGTAAATGTCGTCACTGTTGCAACTGTCGCAAATCATTTTCATTCGTTTTGATCCTTCTTGTTTACTGGTGCCCTAAACAACACCTAAAAGCGCACCAGTAACTGATGCGCTCTAGCTGTTGTTTAATGGTTAGGGGCTATAAAAACCTCTGCTTTGCTTGGGTGTTCGTAAACGTCATAGCTATACGACAAAGCTTCTTTGTGTTTGTCATAATCAAAATATTCCAAGATAAAATTTTCATCTCGTTTTTTTTGTGCTTGATCAATCAACACGTTATCATCAATTCGCGATACTATACACGAAATGTCTTCGTCTGCTCTTTCGTTTGCGTACTGTTCAAAACTTTCGTAACCGCTGAACCCATTTTCTAATGTGTTTTCTGTGTCTTCGATGCTTCTAAAGTTGTCATAAATTGCGTTTAAATATTCTTTGTGTTGTGAATATTCTTCGGCTAACTCCATCCACTTACAAACGTCTTCGAGGTTTGGATATTCTCCCATGTTTGGGAAATCGTGATAATCGTGAAAAGCCCACTCTTCCGCATCTGGTGCGGGTGACTTTTTCAAGATTGCTTTTATTTGTTCGCTTAACTCTTCAACGTCTGAACTTGGCTCAATCCATTCTCCGTAAAGTGTTCCGCTGTTGTATGCTGCTAGGCAAGCAATATAAACTTTCATTCGTTTGATCCTTCTTGTTGTTTGATGCTGATCGCACCACAAGACGCACAGACAAGCTGTGCGCCCTAGCTACGTTCAGAACAGCACTAGCCAGAGGTAGACAGTGCCAAAAAGAGAAACAGCCCCTAGAACGTCCGTGAGAAGCTCCAGAGGGTGTTTGCGGTAATGTGTGACCGCTTCCAAGATATGTTGCTTGATGTCGTTAGGCATTGATCTCTTCTTTCAACTGATCGCGCACCATTGTTTTCACTTCTTCAACAACTGTGTCTGGCAGAAACTGTGCAAGGCTTCTGGCTGATCTAATGTGTTGCTTGCTTTTCTCTGCATCGTCTTCAATTACTGCCGCATATAAAAGCTGTCCTAAATAAAAATCGTTTGTCATGCTGCTTGTCTCCTATTTAAAATTGCTGCTAAACCCCATTGCGCCGCCATCGCAGCGGCTAACTCTGGGTAAAATTTACTTCTGATTTTCCAACGGTCTTCACTGGGTGGTGCGTTATGCACTTCTGACCGAGCCGTTGAGCCGTCAACGGTTCCAGTCTTCTCAAGTGTCGGTAAGTTACGCAGCCAAAAACAAGTACGTTTCTTTACATTGTCGGGGCTGTCGTCACTTGTTGCGAACTCCCAAGGCTGAACAGACTGGGAATGCTTCTCGAAGTTTTTGATCCGCTCCTTTGCGTGTCTGTGCATTACTGGGTTTTCTATCGCAAGGCATGGGGTTGAGTGGTTCCAAAGGTCGCTAAATAACTCGCAACCCTCGTCCAACTCTCTCCACATTTGTTCAAGCGTTTTGTTTGGTGGTGGCGTGTGCAACCATCGAACGCCAGAATTACAGAGCCTTGTACATGGTGGGTGTCCAATAAATACCAGATCCCAACTATCCATTTTGAGAACGTTTCTTACATCGTCTTGGATGTGTCTGTTACTGGGTTGATCACTGGGCAGTATATCACATGACCAAGCGTCAAACCCAAGGTCAAGAAACGCCTGACGAACTACGCCAGACGTTTCACAACCAACCAGAACTTTGGTGTTTGGTGCTTCGTTCATAAGTTACAGCCGTAAATGTCTACGATCTTTTGCTGTAAATCGTCTGGCTGTACGTTGAACTCATCCGCAACTGTTAGAAACTGACTTGAATAATCCAAGTGAGTTTTAGGACAGTAAACGTTGATCCCTCGTTTCTGTACTTCTTCCGATGCAGCTTTTAACATTAGCTGTCCGTAGGAATGAAATAATTGTACTAATTCACCGTTCATTTGTTTGATCCTTCTTGTTGTGTTTGTCGATTGTTGCGACAGACACAGCATACAAGTTGTCCTATATATCGCAAGTAAATATTTTCTGATAATATAAAACCCATAAAACATAGGGATTGTACGGCATGGGAATGATAAGGAAGCGAAGCATCACAGACCAACAGAGGGATTTCGTCAATTACTTGGTCAGAGAAAGCAAAAACCCCACAGAGGCGGCAAGGTTAGCGGGATACGCGCACCCTAAACAGAGTGCTTATGATTTAACCAGAAACCCATCTATTGCACTACTGATGCGGCAAACCAGACAAACAGTCTATCAGACCGAGCTTGCCAGTCTCTCCGCTGATACATTGAGAAATGTCATGCTAGACATAGACGCTCCAGCAAGTGCCAAAGTGTCGGCAGCGCGTACAGCGTTAGAGCTTGCGGGTGATCTGGGTAAGAATGCAGACGATCCCACAAGCAACCGAAGCCTTGCAGAAATGTCTCCTGATGAACTCGCCACAATGATTGACAGGTGGGAAAGTGAACGCGCTGAACTGGCAAAAGACATCACAACAGCCCAAGAATAGAGAAAAGACTAATGATTTCAGTGCTTCGAATGGTACAGACAGAACCATTTGCCAGATATCGAGCCGATCCGAGATCCGATCCCACCCCCTGGCCTACACCCAACGACCAACTTACATCTATTATGGCAAGCGATACAAATTTTTCGGAAAACTCAATCTTTCGCATCATTGTTGATCGATGTCGATAACGGCGGTATAATGTGATCAACAAGTATCGAAACAGGTTATCGGATGTCAGTTAATCTTTCTGTAAGTAGGGGCGAGAAGCTGAGTATCCCGCAAGGCGGAGGACTCTCTGCAAAGGGCAGAGCGAAGTACAACAGAGCCACTGGATCGAACTTGAAAGCACCAGTAACGGAAAGCAAGCCGACTGGTAAACGCGCAGCGAGAAAAAAGTCTTTCTGTGCAAGGATGAGCGGAGTATCTGGACCGACAAGTAAGGATGGGGAACTTACACGGAAGGGTGCTGCGCTAAAAAGATGGAAGTGTAATTTGGCATGAGTTTATACAAAAACATCAATAAACGTAAAAAGGCTGGTACGAGCCGACCAAAGAGCAAATCGACAATCAGCGACAAATCATATGCAGATATGAAAGCTGGGTTTCCGAATAGCAAGAAGAACAAAGCCAAAGGTAAGATGGCAAAGGCTATGGGTTACTAGATGGCTCAACCTCGTTCATACAGTAGACAGTTTAACTTTACTGACTTTCAAACCGCGTCACCGAGTACACCGTTACCAGCGGTACAAGTGGACGCGGAACTGAACACGGCGAAACTGACGCTCGATGATCTCAATAACAACATTGGTTTGATACAGCGGGATGACGGTAAGCTAAGAAACAATTCGGTGCATACGGAGGCTTTTGACGCGACCTCGCTTGCACTGATGAACGCGGGTGAAATTAATCCGCGAGGCGAGTGGGTGGCTGCACGATCCTACGCTGTTAACGATTTGGTTAATTACAACGCTTCTACATATTTGTGTTTGATTGCTCACACATCGACCCCGAACTTTTTGGATGACGAAGCGGCTGGCAATTGGAACTTGCTGGCGAATGCTGCGATTAAGTCTACGGCGGCTGCGGTAGATAAGTTTGAGGGTGATACGACAACAGTAACGTTTACGTTGACGTACACTTATACATCGAACACGGATGTATTGGTATTTGTTAATGGAGCGTTAAGAAATCCAGGTGATGATTATACGGTTACTGGAAATCAGATAACGTTTGTAACTGCACCGAGTGCGCCTTCTGTTGCTGGTAATGAGAATGTTATTGTTTGGGGTCCGAGTGTTGCGACCCAAGCTGCAAAGGATGCGGCTGAAGCGGCATTAGATGCATTTGATGATCGATATTTGGGTGACAAGGCTACGGCTCCAACGGTTGATAATGATGGCAATGCGTTAATTACTGGTAGTTTATATTTTGATACGGTTGCCAATGTTTTGTTTAACTGGACGGGATCTGCGTGGGAGCGGATTAAGCCAACGACAGCCGAGCAAACGGCGATAAACACGGTTCAGACGAATATCGCGGATGTAAATACTGTTGCTGGGGATACGGCGAACATTAATTTGTTGGGTCCGATATCTACGGATATTAGTGCATTAGCTCCAGCGAGTGTTCGAGCTAACATGAACACGATTGTTACGAACATTAACAACGTGAATACAGTGTCTAATTTACTGGGAACGACACATTTTGCAGTGACTGTTTCTTCTTTTGCGCCTACAGTTTATTATACTGTAACGGTAGCAAATGTTAGCGGTGTAAATAAGTTTGTTTTAAACGGTTCTAATGCTCCAGCCCTTACACTTGTGCAAGGCCAGACAGTAGTTTTTGACGTTAGTGATGCAACAAATTCAGGCCATCCACTGAGCTTTCAAGACTCTGGAGGCAGCACTTTTTCTTCGACTTCATTTGGTACAGCGGGAACGTCAGGGGCTACAGTAACGTTAGTTGTTCCTACATCTGGAACAATGCCAGCGTCATACATTTGCACAGTCCACGGTGCGGGAATGGGTTCTACGATTGCAACGACAACAAGTGGGGGAACAAACAAGTTTTATTTGAATAACATTGAAGCTCCAACTTTGACGTTAAACCGTGGATTTACTTATACGTTTGACGTTAGTGACGCTAGTAACTCTGGTCATCCACTACGATTTAAAAATGTCGCAGCTTCTTATTTGAATGGACTGACGTTTACTGGAACGGCGGGTACGGCTAATGCAAAAATTGAGTTTATAGTTCCAGCTAATTCGCCATTAACTGGTTTGAGATATTACTGCACTCAGCATGGTAATGGCATGGGTAACACTATTACCACACAAGATAACCCGATTAATGTTGTGGCTTCGGACAGCGCAGACATCCAGATAGTGGCAAGCAATATTGCAACAATCGGTCAGAAGGCAACGCTGGACGATGTTATTGCATTAAGCATTGCTCTTGGGGGCTAGGAGAAAAATATGCCAAATGATTTTAAGATAATTACACGAAATCCAGTACCAGCGGCGGCGGGAACTCCTGATACGATTTATACAGTCCAAACTGGATCTACGTTAGTCGTTCAAAAGATAACATTATGTAATATTCATACAACGCAAGTAACGGCATCTGTACAAGTTGTTAGCACAACGGCGCACACTGGTCAGACGGCAAACCAGACGGCAGATATAATAAAAGATGTTCCAATTCCATCGGGCAGTACCTTTGTTTTGGATAAGATGAATTTGAATGTAGGCGATGTACTTCAAGTAGACTGTTCGATTGCAGACAAACTAAGCGTGACGATGCATTACATGGAGCAGACCTAGATGAGTAAGCAGCACGAATTAGTACAGTTTTCTAGGGGTCACTCTGAGTTACTGAATACTGGCGGCTCTAAAAACGTTGTAATTAATGGGGCAATGTTGGTGGCTCAACGACAAGTTACATCTACAAATGTTGGTAACAAATACGTTTTAGATAGATTTTATGTTTATAAACAAAACACTGGTAGCACATATACTTGTTCTCAAAATTCTATATCAGATTTAGGCGGTTTTACTAAAGCATTAAAAATGGACGTAACAACAGCCGATACTTCTTTAGCATCTAATGAACAGGTTTATATTCAAACAAAATTTGAAGGCCAGATGGTGCAGAGGTTTAAAAAAGGACACTCTGATGCTTTAGGTTTTCAGCTTTCGTTTTATGTAAAAACAAATAAACACGGTTTGTATACAGTAAGGCTTTATGATAGGGATAATTCTAGGAATTGTTCTGGCTCTTATACTGTCACTAATAGTAATTGGAATAGATACACAGTCAGTTTTCCAGCCGACACAACAGGAAAATTTGATGATGATCATAATAGTTCTTTAGAATTATTTTTTCATCTTGTTAATGGTTCAGATACAACAACAGGAACTTTGCAAACTACTTGGGCTTCTTCTACAGATGCTGGTAGTGCAACAGGTCAAGTAAACTTAGCTGATAACACAAGTAATGAATGGGAAATAACTGGAATTCAATTAGAGGCTAATGATAGCGGTAGTACAGATTTTGAACACGAACATATATCCGTTACAGAAACTAAATGTAAAAGATATTATAATGTTTATGGTCGGGCAACTAGTGCCAACCAAGGTGCGACCGCTCACGCAGCGTGGGTTTACGGAACTACTGGCGGTAGCCTAAGAATACCATCAGTAGGTGGTCCGCAAATGCGTATCAGACCATCTTTAGGATTAGTTGGAACGCCTTCGAGCGCACCAGGTTCTGGTGGCACAATGGGCGTTTATACAAGTGCTGCTTGGGCATCCGCTGGTGGTCAAACGTGGTATGTTACAGACGCCACTCCAGATCCAAGTTTTAGAATAGATTTTAATGTTTCTGGTGGGTTGAGTGCTGATTCATGTAGTGGAGTATATTTTTATTCAAGCAGTATGCTTCCAACAGACTCTAGTTTTGCTGGCGTAACTTTAGATGCGGAGTTGTAAATGAATATTACGAGCGCACAATACTATCAAAATATAGATGGTCAAATAACTACTGTTAGAGTGGTTATGGATGATGATGAAGTTTTGATGGTTCCAAAAGATGCAACTGGTAATAGGCATTGGGATGCATTGCAAGAATGGGTTGCAGACGGAAATACCATCGAGGAGGCTGAATAATGGGTGGCTATTTAGGCAAAAGTGTCGGTGGGTTTACGAGCGTAACGGAAAAGCGTCAGACTTTTAACATTACTACGACTACCACTCAACTTACTGGGTTGTCGTATACGCCGACTAAAGAAGAAGTTCATGTCAACGGCATCAGGTACGTCAGGGATGTCGATTACACGGCAAATGATGGTTTGACTATCACGCTTACAAACCCATTGCTAAACGGCGATACAGCCATTGTGAAGAGCTTTCCTAGCTTCGATGTAGCCGATACTGTATCCGCATCGAACGGCGGCACGTTTGCTGGCAATGTTCAAATGTCTGGAAATGCTACTGTCGGCGGCACATTGGGTGTCACTGGCAATACGACTGTTGGCGGTGATGTTCATATTAACCCATCAACTCAAGCTCCTTTAGTTGTAGAAAATCCAGCGTCTAATAGTTTGGGTGCGTATGTGAAAATACGCGATGGAAACTCAACGGCTGGTCAGCATACTTGGATAGGACGTTCTACCCACGATACTTATCTGTATGCTAATAATAATGATTTAGGTATAAAAATTACTGGTGGCTCTTCTAATGCTGGTACTGTTACAACGCCTAATCAGCCTTCTTTTAGTGTAAGAAGTAATGCTGGAAACAGTGGAAATACATGGACACAAGACAATGTTATAAAGTTTCAAACAGTACAACACAATACAGGAAGCCATTATTCAACAAGCACAGGGAGATTTACCGCCCCTGTGAATGGTTTTTATGTCTTTCACTATGCTGGCTTTGGTTACAATGGAGGTCAAGTTGCGGCAGGGTACACTGTAGGTGTCGCGCTTAGAAGAAATGGAAGTAACTATGTAATGTTTGTTTATGACTATAACAATGGAGCAAGTGGTTACCCAAGCTCAACAGGTAGTGTAGGTCTTTATTTAACTGCAAATGACTATGCAGAGATTTACACCACTTCACAAGGACAGTACGCAGACGCAAGTGATATGTATACCCATTGGTCTGGATATTTATTGCATTAGGAGGAACACATGAGCAACGCACGAAACACATATAGGAGAAAAATATGCCAGACATAACTATAAGTATTACAGCAACCGAGCAAAAATGTTTGGAATATGCGGCTGCGGATGTCCAAGATTGGGCAGATAATGCAGTAACAAACAGAGCGCGGATAGCCAAAGATGAAATCATTGGTTTGTTAGTGGCTCACTGCAACGCAAACGGCGTGACAATAGCGACAGGCGAAGACGCGCAAATCACACAAGCTTTTGATCTTGAAGTCGTAAAAACAGCGGCGGTTAGAAACGCCGAAGCTGAAGCTGCAATGGCTGCAAGAGAGTCAGAGTAAGGGGTAAAAAATGTATTTGGGTCAAGAACCGAGTCCGTCCACAACACAAAGCCGCCACCAATATACCGCGCAAGCAGCCCAGACCGTTTTTACAACTTCTGGATACGAACCAGGTTTCTGCGATTTGTACATGAACGGAATAAAGCTTTCCGAGGGAGTTGATTGGGTTGGCAATGACGGTTTGACTTGTGTATTGACCACTGGGGCTTCCTTAAATGACATCATAGAAATCGTAATCTTTAAGGCCAAAGATAACGCTGAGACTGTTGGCGGGGGCTTATTTCGCGGAAATCGTGGAGCGTATGGAAGCGCGGCGGCAGCTAACGATATATTCCGCATACACGCCCAGACATTAACACAAAACACAACCATCATAAGCACTGAGAATGCCATATGTGTCGGTCCTTTGACCGTAGACACAAATGTCGTTTTGCAAGTCGATGGCAACTTAACGGTGGTATAGGATGGGAACACTAACGGTACAAACGCTGCAAGCTCCAACGAGTGGTGCTAATGCAAACAAGGTTATCATACCTAGTGGGCAGACATTGCAACTTACAGATAATTTAAGATACGAGGATATGCCTGTTGGTTCGGTTCTTCAAGTAGCTACTACAATGTGGAATAGTGAAACACAATCTACTTCACAATCTTTTACAGATGTTGCTGATAGTAGCATCAGTTTTACGCCAAAACTAGCAACAAGCAAATTAGTTATATCAGCCTCCCATCAGTTTCAAATTTACTCAACAAGCAGTTATTATGCTGGTGGTATGACTAGGATTGTTCACGATGGAACTGCTTTAGACTTTCAATCTCAAACATATGAATGTTATGATGAAGATTATGGGCTTAGTAGTGGTACTAATACTCATGATAGGGTTCATAGAATGGCAACTGTTTCGGCTGGAAGCACAAATGCAAGAGTAATAAAACTACAGCTTGCTAAGTATAGCGCAACCACAGTTCACGTTTCTGTAAATCAAGGTGCTTATTTTCATGCAGTGTTAAAGGTTGAGGAGATTAAGCAATGAGCGTACTCAAGGTCGATACTCTCCAGCCAGCGACAGCTAGTGGTGTTAATATTGCTGGTCATGTTATTCAAGTTCATTACAACACCCCAGCTTCTGGTCAAAATATGACTGATGTTTCAGGACAAAGCAGTGTTAATATTAACAATACAACAGTAAGAGGAACAACAAGTGTTTCTTTTAATAGACAAGCTGCTAACTCATTTTTTCTAGTTCAAGTTGGTGCAACGGTAGGAAGGGCATCTACTGCTGGAGAAATGAGAATGGGTTACAGATTAAATTCTGGCTCTGACCAAGTAGCTTATGTAGCTGACAATGAAAGTTGGCAAAGAGTTGACCCATTATTTAAAGATACAACAACTGGCAATGTTGGTGACACGGTTACTTTTGAATCAGTGATAGCTAATACTGCTGCAACTGGTAATTATGCAAGGCACGTTATGATGTGCGTTTGGGAGGTAGCCCAATGAGTTCAGTGTTAAAAGTTGATGCAATACAGACTACGGCTGGAGCGGTTCCAACTATAAATGATTTAGGCATCAACGATGCTGGAACGGTAGTTCAAGTAATTGATGGTAGAACAATTTCATATACAAATCACGCCACAGCAAGTTACACCAATACAAATTTAGCAGTTACAATTACTCCTAAATTTGCAAACAGTAAGCTATTTTTTAGTGTTTCTGGAGTTTACTGGTGGGGTACAGCTACACACACTTCTGGTGATTATTTTATGGCTAGAATTGTTGATAGCAGAACAGGCGCAAGTATTATGCCGCAAGGCGGTAGTCACCATTCACTTTGGTTTGAAGGCAACCAAGGTAGTTATAATAGTTACGATCGGACTGTAAACGGTCAAACCTCAATCGACAACGATAGCACAGCAACAAGAACTTACACGGTTCAAGCAAGAACATACTTCGCTAATTACGAGGTAAGATGTTTTGAACATACAGCCGATAATCTAATTAGAGTTATGGAGATAGCACAATGAACAATATAAGAATATCAGACGCAATTTCAGCACTTGGTGTCAATGAGTGGACGATGAGTGGCGAGCCTAGTTCTGAGGCAGAGTTTAACGAATTTTTTCGCAAAGTAACTGGCGAAGACGAAAACGGCACTGGGATATTAAGCTCAAATCCTAGCGATTTCGGAACAACCTGGGCAGACGTAAAAGCCAAGTATGACGAATTGGTAGCTGCCAAGCCAATGGCGGATCTAAGGGCAGAGCGTGACAGACGCTTAGCTGAAACAGATTGGATGGCTGGTTCAGACGTAACCATGTCATCAGCATGGACAACCTATCGTCAAGCATTGAGAGATGTACCAGCGCAAGATGGTGTCACTGGATTGGACGATGTTACTTGGCCTACAAAGCCAGAGTAAGGAGTAAGTTATGGGCAGAGCCAGAGATTTAGCAAATTTTGTAAGTAATTCATCTGGCAATGTTGCCTTTAGTGGTGATGTTACCTTTGATACTAACACGCTTTCTATTGACGCAGCGAATAATCACGTTGGGATTGGAACTGCGACACCAGCTAAACCCTTGAGTGTGAATTTAGCTGGCGGTGGAGATTTTATAGCTGAGTTTCAAAACACAACGGATGCAACACCATATGGCATTCATGTAAAAGATGCAGCGTCAGGAGCTAATGGTTATCCATTATTGCAAGTAACAAACGGTGCGGGAAGCGATACTTACTTTAGAGTGGATAGCGGAACTGGTTATGTCACAATCCCTAATCAGCCAGCGTTTCGCGCTTATGGACTAGGTAATACTGCTTCGGCTGGCGGTACTGCAAACAGTGGTGAATAC